AAAACATCATTTGCAGCGATATCGTTATCGCCGGCCTGAAATGTAAGAGAGGGCTCCTTACCATCTGCTGTACCAACATGTTTAAGAATAAGTCCGTCATCAGCAACATGTCGTAACTCTATTTCAGAATCAGCACCAAAGAAAATTGACGCACCATCAGTAAGAACATTAACATCACCACCAGAAGTTATGGACATCTTTGAAGCAGCTGCCTCTGAAGCACCTGTCAAAAAATCAATAGAAGTTGCATTAGCGCTAGAACTAAAGTCTCCTTCCGACCTTGCCTGAATTGCAGCTGCAACTAAAATAGCATCTGTGCCAGTACCTTCGTCGGGTGCTTGAAATGCAATCTTACCAAGAATATCATTAACAGCAATATCAGTATCTCCTGTTTGCAGAGTTAATGTCGGAGATGAACCATCAGCAGTTGCTAAATCTTTAAGTGTTAAGTTTCCTGTAGAACCTAATATCAAAGAACCACCATCAGTACCAGCGGCCGCAGATTTACCAGTAAAGAAATTTAAAGAAGTTGCATTATTTGACGAACTAAAGTCACCCTCTGAAACTGCTCTTATAGAACCAGCAACTAATATTGCATCTGTGCCTGTGCCTTCATCAGGGGCTTGAAAATCAATTTGGCCAATGATATCATCCTGAGCAATATCAGTTTCACCAGTTTGTAGAGTTAGTACAAATGGATTGTTATCAGCAGTAGCTGTAGATTTTAGAAATAAACCATCATCAGGGTCATGTGTAACTGTAACATCTTGGTCATTACCAAAATAAATAACACCACTATCTGCCAAATATAGGTCAGACCATTCATTAGATGCACCACCCAATGCAGCGCCATCAGCTGTTGGTAAACCTAAACCAGTTCCAGTTATTTTTGTTCTTGCCATTTTACTTTCCTATATTCTTATGTTTTATCTGGAAAACCGCCAGCGGAACGAACAGAATCACGTTTTATTTTTAACGCATCTGCTTTAGTTGAACTACTCTCCATTAACTTATCCCACAATGCATCTAATCTTTCTGAATCTGTCACTCCAGCTGCGTTATAAAGGTCAGCTCGAGCAGGGGCATAAGGTGCTGTGTAAGACCAAGCATTATCAACCCATTTTGCTTTACCACTTGGGGGTTTTGGACTTTCAATAGCTCCGGCCGGCACGCTCGGATGATCGCCTGATTCTGTAGTAAACGAACCAATATAATTTCCATCTGTATCTCTATAATGTTTTGTCGGCATTATCCTAAATCTCCCCCATACGCCGTCACCACAAAGTCCCACTTAGAAAGGTCAGCTGAAACTTCGTTAAAGGTTCCTTGATCATGAATTCTAATTGCTGATCCACATAGCACTTCTACATTGGTTGCATCGGCTTGTACTGAAATTCCAGCGTCAATAGTACCTCCAACTCCACCGGCACCAGATAGTATAAGGTAATCGCCAATGGCCCAATTGCGTTCGGCACTAGTACATTTAATCCAAACTTCAACTAATGTTGGTCTAACTCCCAAACTATGACTAAAGGTATGAATACTGTCAGCAGTTATATCAGCTGCACTACTTTCAAACGCTACGTCAATTTGCACAGTTCCAATATATGTTTTAAGTCTAGATGCTGCTGTTTTTCTATTTGTACCACCAGCACCATCATCAATAATAAACAAATCTGCATCTACGATATTTGCACCAATATCAGTAGCGCCATCTATATCCAATGTAGTTAATGGCGTAGTTCCAGCAGTCAACCCTGCGCCAGAACCAGTAAAACTGGTTGCAGTAAATACGCCTGTAGAACTTAATGATGCAGTTTCAGCAGCTGCAGCACTTGCAGCCGTCTTGAAACTAAGTTTGGTAGCATTATTTGATGAACTAAAATCACCTTCGGAAACTGCTTCAATTCCAGCAGCTACGAGAATGGCGTCTGTACCAGCACCCTCATCTGGTGCCTGAAAAAATATAGAACCAAGCACATCATTAGCTGCAATATCATTATCTCCTGCTTGAAAGGTAAGAGAAGGTTCTTTACCATCAGCTGTACCAACATGTTTCAATATAAGTCCATCATCAGCAACGTGTCGTAATTCTATCTCTGAATCAGCACCGAAGAAAATTGATGCACCATCTGTAAGAACATTAACATCACCACCAGAAGTTAGAGACATTTTTTTAGCAGCTGCCTCTGAAGCACCTGTCATAAAATCTAATGAAGTTGCGTTGGAACTAGAACTATGATTACCTTCTGCCCTTGCTTGAATTGCAGCTGAAACCAAAATGGCATCTGTACCTGTACCTTCATCCGGCGCTTGAAACGCAATTTTACCAATAACATCGTCAGCAGCAAGGTCTGTTTCTCCTGTTTGTAAAGTCAATAGAAATGGATTATCATCAGCAGTAGCTGTTGACTTCAAAAACAATCCATCATCAGGGTCATGGGTTACGGTTACGTCTTGATCGTTACCAAAATAAATTACACCACTATCTGCAAGATATAAATCAGACCATTCAGCAGAAGTAGAACCAAGTGCAGCACCATCAGCACTTGCAGGCACCAAAGCACTACTGATATTCATTTTTGCTGGAGTCACTGTTGAATCACTAGGAGTGCCAACATCCAATTGTCTTCCCATAACAATACCAAAAAATGAATCAGTAGAAGCAGGAGCAGAAGTAAATGTAATATTCGTGCCGGACACTGTGTAATCAGTAGTTGGTTCTTGAATAACACCATTTATGCTAATAAGAATTGCTGCTTCAACAACAGGAGTAATAGCAATACTACCAATTCTACTTGTTAAAGCAAATTCTGTTTCAGAACCATCAAAACTGCCAGAAACATCTGTTAGTTCTGTAAAGTTTCCATGTTCAGGCGATTTTCCTATATATGGCATTATTTAAACCTTTTCTCTAAATACATAATTATATATATATATTCCACTTAATTTCCAGTTCTATCAGGCCATGTAGGTCTAGTAGGCCAGGCCCAATCATCTGTACCCCATTTTGTCATGTCAGCCGTTGAAGGCAAATCTCTAAGTTTTTTTCTATAAGCAACCCATTCAGCTTTTTGCGAGTCAGACAAGTCTGAGTCAGAAACCATTGTCCAATCACATTCTTCAAGTTTTTCCGTTCTTAAAAACCTGAGAGCCATTATGTGGGATTCATCTCTTGCTGTTTTCTCTTCATCTGTTAAGTTTTTTACACGATGAACTAGGTCTACACTTGTGGGATTTCCAGAACCATCTTTATTGATTGTAATTACATCAGTATCGAATTTTTGATCTCTAGTAGGAGTTACATTTGTTTCATTCAGCGGAACCCAACCCAAAGTTTTAAGAAATTCATCATTTCCTTCAGATTTATCTAAACCAGATATATGCCTCCAATTTCGAGGCAATCCTCCCAGATAAGTTATGCTGCCATCTTCAACGTGTGCATACATTTTAAATTCTCCTTAATATTTTCAAATGGTGATTCCCAAGTTCCATATTTTTCTTGCCGAAACAATGTTACATTGTCATAATATGGTGTTTTATTCTGTGGTAAAGCCCACAAGTAATAAGATAAAATAGGAACTACAATCCATGTTTGAACACCCATAGCTGCCGATAAATGAGCTACAGATGTACAAGATGTAATAACTAACTCACACTTACTAATTGATTTACGAGTAGCTTTCCAATTACTTACATCTGCTTGCGGCATCCAATCTGGCTTTAATTCAGTGTCCTTATCTCTTTGCAAAGAAACACAATCATACCCCTCAACTGCATCAAACATTAAATCAGCAGGAAAAAACCTATGCTGTTCATGTTCAAACTGAGGATTGCCACTCCACCTTACCCCTATTCTTCCTTTAATAGCTTCTGCTGTCTTATTTATATAAGGCTTCCCAGATAAATCTTTATATTCATATCCCAAAACTACATTACTAGACATGCTCGGAACCCAGTAATCATGGTAAACATTTAATACCCCAGAATGATTTACTACTGGAAAATTCTCTGAAAACATTTCTGCCAATTCATTGGAACATGCTACGATAACTTGGTTTCCTAGTTTTTTAATATCAAAAGCATATCTGTAGTTGCAAATCTGATCCCCTAAACCACCTTCTAAATTTAA